TGTCTTTTCCCTGCACATCATACCCCAACTTTGAGAAGAGCATTGTCTTTATATTTTTGCTTTGCGCCTGCACACCCACGCACACAAGCGCAAGCACGAACAGCATTATTATCTTTTTCATATTGCCTATTTATTTAAATGATTAATATTTCTATCGTAAAACTCATTCCAAGCCTTTTTCTTGATGAAGACGAAGAAAATCAGCAGCCCTAGAGCGACCATCAGCAGGTGCAGCGGCTGGCTCAAGACCCCAAACCCGAAGGAACGCTGGAAGTCGATGCAGAACGAAATCAGCACTCTGTAGGTAGAGAACGCCCGATGCACCCAGCAGAAGCCATAGGCTAGGCTGACGATGATCCAGGCAATGAAGCCGAAGAGCGAGCAGTCGAATATCCACTCCGTGAGTTTTACCCGAATGCCGAACGAGAGCAGGGTGCAGTTCACCAGCAGCACAAACGCACCCACTGGAGGGATGATGCCTATTATCAACCTGCTGGCTTTCCATAGCCAGCTTTTACCGAGAGCGGCAAGAAGAACCTTCTCCTTCCGCTCAATGAAATCCTCATCTTTCATCGTTACTTAGAATTTTAGTTGATATTGTACCTGGAGCGAGAACTAAAGTTCACGCAGCCACTTCTGACCTTTCTTTGATTTCAAGAAAATGCCGAATGCAATGGTCATTCCCAATGCCATCACGTTAAATAACAAGAATGCATCCATAATCTTTATTTTTTAAATTTCATTATATAATTTGCAAGGTACGCAAGTGATGCGCCACAAGCCACACCCGACACCAAGCAGACTTGATGAACCGCCTGCAATGGGTCACCAGTTAGTAGAGGAGACAGACCACCGACAGCAACGCTTCCGTACATCATTTTCGAGCAGTCATACAGATACCCAGCTAAGAGCTTTCTTCTGTCCGTCTCCCTATCGTTTGTTGTTTTTTGACTAACCATACTTTTTCCTTTTGCAAAGTTACTAAATTATTTTTGTCCCACAACGGCAAGCAGCGTTTTTACTTGATTCTGCAGGAACTCATTCTGTTCTCGAAGCAGCTTGTTTTCAGCAGCCAAGGCAGCATCACTACCTATTGACTGGGAAACGTTGGAGCTGTTCGAACCATTGACATTTGAACCAAAGACAGCCTCTTCCATCTCGGCTGGTAGGGGAGGGGCGCATTTGTCGATGATTTCCTTTATCTTTTGAAAGAAATCTATCTTTATAGACTTGCGATTAAACTTAGCATTCAAGTTCTGCGGACTTGTTCCTAACTCCTCCGCAACAGCAGCAACGGACATTCCCGAGCGCTTTATATATTGTTTTAGTTCTTCTCCGTTCATATTAAAACAAAATTAAATAAAATTAAATTAATATTAAAATCACTACAAAATGTTTTGTAATCTAAAATATTTGTTTTATTTTTGCAAATGATTTCAGAAACGAGTTTAAAAACTCATTTGCAAAGATAAAGAAAATAATTTAAAATACAAATAAAAATGGGAGAAAATTTCAATTATGATTTTCGAACACCGCTGCAGAAGCAGCAGGACGAACGAAAGAAGAACATCATTGCGATGTTTGCAGATTTCCGAGCAAAGGCACCTGCCGAGACTTCGGACAGCAGAATAATGCTTGCAGTATCGCAGCACGTAGGCTGCACTCAGCAGAACGTGCGTGTCTGTCTTATCAAGGCTGGAGTGATTACACCAAAGAAGAGACGTGCAGCCGTGCGCAAGTAAGTAGAACCATTTAAACATTCAGAGCGTATGAAGAAGTTTATCGAGATTGTTACAAGTGACGAGTTCTTATCATTGGCATTTGCTGCCATAGTATCAATTTTAGTATTTTGGAGGGCATAGTTATGACGAACATAGAACCAAAGGTAGCTGATGCAGGCAGATACACAATGACAGAGACCTGCAAGGCATTGGGCATCCACCGCAACACCCTGCGCAGATGGGTGCAGGCTGGAAAGATGAAGGTAAAGTTCCGCAGAATCGACAACCGCAAGGTTATCGATGGAGCAGAAATCAAGAGAGCGTGGAGGGTTGCCCTATGATGAAGGCATACGTAAAAGCGAAGCAGCTGACCGCCAAGTGGGAGCAGGAGCGAAAGGACAGCAAGCGACTGGCAACTATGAAGGAAGCTGAAAGACGCATCCAGGTTAGGGAGTTCGACAATATGCTTTGTCTGTCACTGGACGGAATACCGGTACTCCCGATGACTGAGTTCAACAAGCAGACGCTTGCGGACGCACGTCTGACATTATTCAACTATTTAAACAGACAATAAGATGAACTGGAAAGAAATGATACAAGTGGAACGTGGAGCCGATATTACGGAAATGGAAGCTCCTATTCCTAGCACGATTGGAGAAGGCTTCACCTTCTGCCTTGATCTTGATGGTGAGAAATATACCACAATAGGTGATTATACGAAAGGAAAGCGTAATGTGGAGTTTTGCATAACTTCTTATATAGGTTATTGTGGTGGAGCAGAGCATTACTATTGCTCTATTAGTATTTCCGTGGTAAACAGAAGCGGAAATAAAATTGTAGGAGGATACCTTGGTGGCATAAAGATTCCTAACGAGTACAAGGGATTCAAAGCGAGTATAGTCAGACCTCTTTCAAAAGAGGAGGCGGACACTGAAAGATGGGAATGGTACGAAGAAGGTGACATGGTGGATGCGTTCTGTTCACTCGATGAGCTTAATGAATGTATCGAAACGATCCGTCAGATTTTTCCGGAAGACAAATGGAATGTCGTGATTAAAAGAAATATTTAGCATTATGAGACCAAGAATTATCGAGGAGTGCAGGAAGAAGATGTACGAAGCCATCTGGCTGGAGATAGACCGAGACCCACAGCGACCAGCGGTTGCAAGGGTGGACATCAAGACCAAGGCAGGAGGCATCTGCGTATGGTGCGACAGCGTGGGCAACATTGCTGTCGTGACGCACAAGAGCAACAATAACGACAGCGAGCGGCTGGAGGAAGCCATCGAGGGCTGCGTCAACTACAAGGACGTGATGGACGACTGGCTGGAGGAGAACAGCCAGCACGCAGACCAAGACCCGATGGACGCTTTCAGCGAAAGCAGGCTCGACAGCCTTATGGCTCAACTGGTTTAAGCTTTAAATTATTATAACAGTTATTTGACAATCCCAACAGCGGTTGGCAAAGGGCGCACGCAAAGATTCATATTGGTTAGAATGGTTAATGTTTTTTCGTTGTTAGTGTTTACTGCAAATATGCGGAAACTTGACAGCGTGCGCCCTACAACGGAAGGGAATGTTTAGGTTTCAACTGGGTTCGAATCCCAGCCTTCCACTAGAGTTAATTAATTATGTTGAACTAGAAATTGAACGAATTATGGAAAATGAGATTATTCAAGTAAGCGGTGGCGAAATGCTGGAAGCCATCAACCGCTCGGAGATTGACGGACAGATTGCCACAGCGCACAAGTTCCCAAGAGACATTGCACAGTGCAAGCAGAATATGGTAGCACTGGCAGCGATGGACGATGATGTGGCATACAACTGCTTCTACCACCTGGAGCGCAAGGGCAAGGATGGACAGATTTCCATCATCGAGGGTCCGAGCGTGAGATTCACCGAGATTATATCAGCCTGCTGGAAGAACCTCCGCATCGCAGGTCGCATCATCGCCAACGATGGAAAGACCATCACGGCACAAGGCATCTGCCACGACCTTGAGAGCAATGTTGCCTACTCCGTGGAAGTGAAGCGCAGCATTCTGACCTCGAAGGGCTACACCTTCTCGCAGGATATGCAGGTGGTAGTCGGCAATGCAGCGGTGGCAATCGCACAGCGTAACGCAATCTGCAAGGTCGTTCCGCAAGTGCTGATTTCAAGCGTAGTCAAGGAGGTGCAGGCGAAGGCTCTCGAGCACATCAAGCAGACTGGCGTGCAGAGCCAGTGGAAGAGCTGCGTTGCCTGCTTCCAGGTGTACCAAGTGACTGACCTTATGCTGCTGGAATACCTGGGCAGGAAATCAGCCGAGGAAGTCACGGCAGAGGACATTCAAAAGCTGGGCGGTGTGTACAATGCCATCAAGGAAGGCACGACCACCGTAGAGGATACCTTCAAGAAGCCGAAGCAGCAGGAAGCCATCGCACAGCAGGCGCAGGCAGCAGCCGATGATGCCAAGAATAAGGCGCAGCAGGCAATGAGCCGCAGCCAGGGCAAGACTGGCACGGCAGCGAAGAAATAAGCCATTTTATTATAACGTTAAGCCCGAACCGCCACGGTGCAACCTATGGGGTGGGGTCCCATCGAGACAAAGGGAAGCCGTGGCAACTTTTTAAACATTCAGTAAATCAAATGAAGAAACAGAACGAAACAGACAATCAGAGACGAGAGAGCACCATCGACAAGTACTTCGATAGAACCGCAGATGGTTACAAGGTATGGGTCGAGGGGAACGAGGAAGACAGAAACTTTTTGCAGATAGCTGCTGAGACAACTGGAGATACGGACGAAGAAGGAAACCAGGGTTACGATTTCCATATTGCTTACTCCGGCAAGAGCAATGTCCTCGCAGATGGAATTTTCCAAGATATGAAAAGGGATGAATTCATTCGCTCGCTTATTCTTACGGCAGCAAGAAAATTCTTAATGGATAAATAAAAACATTCAGACAATGAAACAGATAATCAAGTACAAGAACAGAGAGGAGTGGTTGCAGAACCGCTCGAACGGAATAGGCGCAAGTGAAGCAGGCACGGTGCTGGGACTGAATCCGTGGGAAACGCCATACCAGTTGTGGAGACGCAAGAAGGGCATCGACCCACCAAAGGTTGAGAACTTTGCGATGGTTGCAGGACACCTGCTTGAGGATGCCGTGGCGCAGTTCTTCCAGCGAGAGAGCCACTGCCACATCATCAAGGCGAGCACGGACGACTACACCATCACGAACACCGATGCGCCATATCTGAGAGTAAGCCCAGACCGCACCTTCTGGAGAGCCGGGGCAACGCACAACGAAGCGAGCAAGAGCATCCTAGAGTGCAAGACCACGCAGATGCAGATAGATGCAGACGACCTTCCGAAACACTGGTTCTGCCAGTTACAAATGAACCTCGGAGTGGGAGAATACAAGGACGGAGCACTTGCCTGGCTTACGGCAGGCAGGGAGTTCGGCTACCGTGACATCGACTTCGACCCCGAATTTTACAGATGGATGAGGGATGAAATCACCAATTTTTGGCTGGACTACATCGTGGGCAACCAAGAGCCACCAGCCTACAGCGCACAAGACGTTCTTCTGAAGTCCCCACTGCACAAGGCAGGAAAGGAGATTGAAGCCACAGCCGAAGTCGGGGATATGCTCATCGAGCTGAAGGACATCAAGGAGAAGGGCAAGGCACTGGAGAACCGACAGAAGGAAATCGAGGACAACTTGAAGCTGTTCTTCGGTGACGCAGAGAGCATCGTGGACGGAAACGGCAAGACGCTGGCAACGTGGAAAGCACCGAAGGCAAGTGAGAAGTTCGATGCCAAGGCTTTTCAGACAGACCATCCCGAGGAATGCGCTGCCTACATCAAGCAGGTGCAGGGAGCAAGAAGATTACTCATCAAGTAAATTTTCAAGCTTATGATGCACCAAGTATCGACAACAGACATCAAGGCGATTGTGGGCTACCTTGAAGCCTACATCGCCAAGATGAAGACAGAGCCACGACTTCTCAGTACAAGGGAAGTCAACTAGACTCGCAGGGCTACCGTGCTCAAGCGGAAGCTGGAAAAGAAACTATCATTATCAGAATAAAATTATGAATGATTCATTTATACTATACGCATCAGACTATCAATTAATCGAGGGGCTTACGGATGAGCAACTCGGGCAACTGACTCGGGCACTCTTCATCTACGCAAGGGATGGAGAGGTTATCAACCTAGAACCAGTGGTACGTATGGCTTTCGTTTTTATCAAAGACAAGATAGACCGAAATCAAGCCAAGTATCAGAAGAAATGCGAGCGTAATCGTGAGAATATTCGTAAACGATGGAATAAATCGAATACGAATGATACCAAAGAAAACGAACGTATACCAAAGAATACGAACGTATACGAACGTATACCAAACGATACGACTCGATACCTAAGTGATAGTGAAAGTGATAGTGAAAGTGATAGTGAAAGTGATGTTTCTAACGAAACAGATATATTAGAACCTTCTAAAGAAGGTATTCTGAGTGCATCGGTCAAGACCGAAGCACCTGCTGGCGGCAAGGTTTCGAAATCTCAGAAAATCGACTACGCAGGCATCAAGGAATACTGGAACCGCAAGCATTATGAGACGAAGAGCGTGATGCCACCTATTACGCTTATGACCGAGAACCGCAAGGTAATGGTCAAGGCAAGGCTACGCCAGTGTAAGGGAGACGTGAAAATTCTGTACCGGGCAATTGACATCGCGATGGCTTCTGACTTTATGAACGGAAACAACAAGAAGGGATGGGTTAGCAAGTTTGACTGGATATTCGGCAATGAGCAGAACTTCGCCAAGGTGCTGGAGGGAAACTTCAACAACACCGAGCCAGCAGCAAGCCAGCAGCCGCAATCGGCAGAAGCCAGGGCGCAGGATCCAGCGGCAACGGAAAGGCTGAGCATCGGGGAACGCTACGAGCTAGCCAAGCACAGACAGCCAGCATCCCAGCAGGACCAGGACAACAAGTTCCGGTGGGTAATCCAGCAGAACCTTGCCGACTTGAAGAAGAACCCAAGGAACAAGCCAGCCAAGGATTCACTGTCGAGATTCTACGAGAAGGGAGTTCTGCAGAGACTGGGCATCGACTGGAAGCCCGAAAAATAACGAATGACGGCAAAATTAGCCGCTCTGAGCCGTTTTCTCGGTTCGGACGGTAAATTATAAGGCAAACAGATTTTAAACGCTTAAAACGAAAGAATTATGGCAGAATACAATAATCAGAGCATTGACATCGACCTTGAGGAAATGTTCAACGGTTTATCGGAAAATGACCAAGTGGAATACTTGACCGATATGTTTGATAACTTATCAGACGAAGACACCAAAAAAGATGTGCTAGAAGCCAATCTTACGTTGCTTGACGATGATACAACTATCGACATCATTGTTTACGCATTCGGGATTATGGATGACTCTAACAGACAAGAAGCAGCCGAGCGCATCGTAGACGTAATGACACCTGAGCAGCGTGAGGCACTTATTGAGTACATCAAGGAGGGATAGATATGAAGAAAATCAAAAGCAAGAATGTTCAGAACTATGTTATGAACGACATGGTGTTTAAGGTTGATTTACCAAGTCTATTGAAAGAGATTGCTGAGTGTTCAAAAAGCACTCCCTATCCTGTGACTTTTACGATTTTGACACGTGTACTTGGGATACTCGCTGAAAGAGCTATTGAGATAGATGACCCTGCACTAAACATCATTATGATGCATCTTGGACTCTATGAAGGAGTGCACGATAAGAACGCAGGTGAGGTTATATCTAGATTACGCAAGTTGATTGCTGATAATCAAAAATCGGGGGAATAGCAATGAATGAATTATTTTTTCACGAATGCAGAGCCGCTGGGCTTGTGTTCAAGACCTCGGACGACTGGTTCAAGTGGCTGACCGATAACAGCTACGACATCAAGAAGCCGGTTGCAGAGAATTGAAGCCGAAAGAAAGAAGCTGGATAGGGCAAGCCTGGAAGCGCAGGCTTCCATTTTCCGTGATCCGCAGGCGGCAGAGCACTTCAAGTGGCTTGCAGAGCGTGTAAGGAGAAAGAAGGAGCAATCCTTGCTCCAAGCAGCAAGATAAGTACTTAACCAGCGAATGAGTGCCGCAAACGGCAAACAATATAAAGTTTAACACATTTGAGACCGTATCGTTTGCGCTCAATGTAATCACTTAAATTATTAATCTGGCAACTCGGAAAGACGAGAGTCGTCCGGCATTCATTCCGATTAAAAAGAAAGCGAGGTGGAACACGAAGAGATAGAATAAATAACAGAAGACAGCTAAGTGCAGGAATCCCGAAACAAGGAACATCGGGAACTTCCTGCAACCCAAAGGGGGAGTGTTTGTAGGATAAACTCATTCGGTACGAGATATTCTTTATTTTGCAAATCGCCAGGCACTCCCTCGATTTTTCCGTTTCAAGCCTGCAAGACGATGAAAGGAGAAGGGACTATAGGGTAGAGGATAGTAGTAGGGAGCTAGCGCACAAGCGCACACAAGCGCACACACGCACGTAGCATTCCGCAACCCGAACAACTACCCACAGACAAAGAGATAACGGCTTAGAACGAAAATTTCAAGAAAATAACAGAAAAAGAAAATCAAAAATAAAACAAAAGTAAAACGAAATGGAAAAAGGAACAGTTATAATCGGAATCGACCCCGACAACCAGGAAAGCGGTGTCGGTGCAGTATTTGACGACAAGAGGTTTCTCGCCTATAAAATGAACTTTCCAGCTTTGATAGATTACCTCAAGGCAATGAACGAGAGCTGCAAGAAGATTAAGGTCGTCATTGAAGGCGGCTGGCTCAACAAGAGCAACTGGCACGTGCTAGGCAGATTTATGTCGGCAGTCAAGGCAGCAGCAATCGGACGCTCAACCGGGATGAACCATCAGACCGGAATCCTTATCGTAGAATGCTGCGAACATTACAATATCCCATACGAGATAATCAAGCCGCTGAAGAAGTGCTGGAAAGGCAAGGACGGAAAAATCACGCAAGACGAAATCGCCTACTTCATCAGCTCAGACGGAAAGCTACCGAGAATGAACCAAGACCAGAGAGACGCACTACTCCTCGCCTGGGTGTGTGCCGGATACCCGGTCAAGGTCAAGCCAAAGAAGCCACTGACAACCCTTCAGAAGACCATCAGAGCCTTTGATGGATAAAATAAAACGAAGTGTTGGAAAAAGTTAAAAACGTGCGAAGAACGAACAACTAAAGCGAAAAAGTCGTATCTTTGCGCCAATGTTTACCAAATAAGCAGTTTTTAGAACTTAAAACAAGAAGAAAATGAAAACAGAAGAAATCGCACTATCGAGGGTCAGCGAGAACGAAGCGAACCCAAGGGAGATAAGCCAAGCGAACTTTCAGAAGCTTGTGCAGAGCATCATCGTGTTCCCACGAATGCTGACCCTGCGCCCGATTGTTGTTGATGAGACATTCCACGCACTGGGTGGAAATATGCGACTGAAAGCCTTGCAGCACATTGTCACGATGGACGAAGCAAGCATTCAAGTGAAGCTGGATGCAGAGCAGCGTCTATCCGATGAGGAGCAATCCGCATTGATGGAGTACTGGCAGGGATGGCAGCAACAGCCTACAGTTACCGTGGTGAGTGCATCAGACTTGACGGAAGCACAGAAGCAGGAGTTTATGATTAAAGACAATCTATCCTTCGGTAACTGGGACTTCAACGACCTGGCGAACCGATGGGACAGCGCACAGCTTCAGAACTGGGGTATGCCAGTCTGGAACCCAGCACCAGCGGAAGCAAGCAGCACCAGCAAGTGCAAGAAGAAAGACAAGGACGACCAAGAGGGCGACCCATTCGCAGGGGAACTACCGCCCGAAATCGAAGGGCAAGACTTGACTCCTGACGACTTGCCAACGATAATGGGCGATGGCGTTCTGCCACGTGAGAACGTAATCATTCACTACAAGCCAGCCGATGAGCCATTCCTTGCCAAGCTGCTTGGAGTTGATCATATCGACCGCATCGTCTGGAACTTTGACGAACTGAAACCAAGACAAGAAGGAAAGGAGGAAGACAATGGAGAAGAATAGAATCGAGAACATCAACCTGCACGACCTTGTGGAGAACCAAGACAACCCACGCACAATAGAGCCACAGCAGATGCAGAAGCTCGTTGAGAGTATTCTGACGTTTCCGAAGATGTTGCAGATGAGACCAATCGTATGCAATGAGAACCGAGTTATCCTCGGAGGTAATATGCGCTTCCGTGCCCTTCTCAACATCGAGCAGATGGAAGACGAAGCAATCAAGGGAGCGATTGAAGCCGTAGCCGTGAAACTGACCGATGGGGAGAAGCAGCAGCTTTGCAACCACTGGGAGAAGTGGAAGGAAGAACCAAAGGTCGAGGTCGTTATTGCTGACAGCCTATCCGAGGAAGAGACGGACGAGTTCATCATCAAGGATAACGTCTATTTTGGCAGCTGGGATGAAGAGAAGCTGAAGGGAGCGTTTGACGTGGACGATATGCAGCGATGGGGATTGAACCCCTGGGAAATCCAGCAGGAAGCCACGACCTACGAGCCGGAAGAGGACGAAGAGCAGCGCATCATCATCGTATATCGCAGCGAGGACGCAAAAGCCGTGGCAGATATGCTGGGACTTGACGCAATCGAGAAGCGCAACTTTGACGTGGAAGAACTCAAAGAAAAACCCGAATAGTCGGAATTTTCGCGTTTAAGTCGGAGAAACGCTTGAAATGGATAAACTATCCGATCGGAACAATTCAATCCGACAGAGACGAAATTTAATAAAAATAACTCGAATATGAGAAAGACTTGTGTTTTCATAATCGGAACCAACGCCAGCGGAAAGAGCACCGTTGCCCGAAAGCTGATAGAAAGCTTTGGTGGCGTTGAAAGCTACAAGGACGGAATAAGCAGCACCAGGGATGGAGTTGCATTTGCAGGGCGATACGATGTTAAGTACGGAGGTGTTGACAATCTGAACGGTACGACCATACTTCGGGACATCGTGAAGAAGGCACTGGAAAGCACCGACTGCATCATTTGCGAAGGGATGAGACTTAAATGCTGGGGTCCGAACTTGACGCACGCAATGTTCAATGCAGACAGACAGATTGTAATCTTCTTATACGCACCATTGCAAGAAATCCAGAAAAGGCTCGCAGAACGGTCTAACGGAACGTTGAGCAAGGATATTATCCGGGGACAGCGAGAATCGGCACACTCGGCAAAGAAATGGCAAACTGCTGGGTGTGACGTTGTAGCGATAGATACCACGAAGCTGACAGCAGACCAAATCGCAGACTTTATCATCAATAAAATAAATTTATGAGGATATGGCAGAACATTATTGCAACACTCCAAGAATAACATACGAGTTTCCCGATTGCTCAATGCCAATGGCTTTTGACACTTACAATAATTGCAGCTTTGGCTGTATGTATTGTTTTGCTCAGAACCAGCGAGGTATTGGCAGTAAGAAGAAGGAATACCTGCACAAGGAGGTTAAGGACGTGAGCGTTGAGCGCATCAAGCGAATGTTTATTGACCCCGACAAGCACGGTGGAGACTTTGCGCCATACATCAAGGCTCGCAAGGTTATGCAGTTGGGAAGTATGAGCGACCAGTTCGACAACTTCGAACGGAAGTACGGAACGACACTGGAGCTTTTGCGTTTCTTCAAGGATATAGACTATCCGCTTTGCTTCTCGACCAAGGGAGCATGGTTCACCAAGGATGAGCGATATATGGACTTGATCAGAGGGCAGAAGAACTGGAACTTCAAGTTCTCAATCATTACCAGCGATGCAGAGAAGGCTAGAGTAATAGAGCGAGGGGTGGAAAGCCCACAAGCACGACTGGAAGCCATCGAGCGCATCGCCAATGCAGGGGCAGGAGGGGCAACGCTGAGACTGAGACCCTTCATCATCGGAGTGAGCACGCCAACGTACCTCGACCTTATCAAGGAAGCATTCAACAGAGGGGCTACAGCCTTGAGCACCGAGTTCTTTTGCCTGGAGACGAGAAGCCCGACACTGAGGGAATTGTTGCCTACCATCAGCAAGATGGCAGGTTTCGACATTCTCGCATTCTACAAGAAGTACAGCGTACAATCCGGCTATCTTAGACTTAATCGCAAGGTTAAAGAACCGTTCTTCAGGAATATGAAGGAACTGTGCGACCAGCTGGGAATGCGCTTTTATGTATCGGACGCACACTTCAAGGAACTTTGCCACAACGGAAGTTGCTGTGGATTGCCGCCAACGTGGAACTACAGCAGGGGGCAGATGTGCGAAGCACTGAACATTTGCAAGCGCAAGGGATACGTGAGGTGGAGCGACATCAAGCTTGATGCAGAGAACCTTTTGAGGGCGAGACTGGAGAAGGCGATGAACCTGGGAACACGTGAGAAATACTCGAAGTATTATACGATGAGCGCAGCCGACTATATGAAGTGGTGCTGGAACAATCCGCAGGCAGCGCACTCGCCATACAAGATGTTCGAAGGGGCTATGGTACCAGCTGACGAACGAGACAGCGAGGGGAACATCGTATACAAGTACAACGGAGCTAAATTTTAAATCAGAATCGTATGCCACAAGGTAATAACAACAAACATCGAGCGCAGAAAATCGACATCGAAAACCGCTTGCAGATTATCGCACCATTATACCGCAAGGGATGGACGGAGCGAGAAATCACGGCAGAGGTGAGGAAACGGCTCGACAGACCGAAATACAATCAAGCGCACTGCGACATTCAGCGGTTATTGAAGGAGTGGAGGGAAGAGAGACTGACCGACACAGACGAAAAGATAACCAGCGAGGTGGCAAGGTTGAAGCTGGTGATACGTGAAGCCTGGGATGCGTGGGAGAAATCCAAGGAAGACTACCACGGCAAGACACAGACGCAAGTCGGACTGCCAAGCGAGAATCCTGCAACTGGGCAGGTAACGATGGAGACCGTCAAGGCGATAATGTACGATGCTGAGAAGCGAGGACTCGGAGACCCAAGGTATCTTGACATCATCCTAAAAGCTGAGACGCAGATTTGCAAGCTGCTCGGACTGGATAAGGTCGTGCTCGACCTGAACGCAGGCTTCCAAGGCGGCATCGAGGTACGCTACATCAACTCGGGGCACGATTGTGCATCCAGCGAGCAGGAAGTAATCGAGCGTGAGGGATTGGATAGAGATTAATTTTACCATAAATTGTTTTAAGTTTTAGTTTGTTAGAAGAATGGCACTATTTGACGTTATTGGTGAGTTGTACGCCCCGAATGCGGACGTAAAGCCACGGTTTTTAGTTAACCAAGGCGGTACGTCCTCGGGGAAGACATACACCATTATGCAGCGTCTTATAGTGCTTTCTTTTGAGCATCCGATGGCAATTATCACGGTGTGCGGTCAAGACCTCCCAAACTTGAAGGTGGGAGCCATGCGAGACTTAGACACCATCCTGCACACAAGGGCAGAGCTTCTGGACTGGTTCAAGAACAACAAGAGCGACAGCAGCTACAGAGGTAAGAACGGCTCAATCATCGAGTTCAAGAGTTACCAGGATGCGCAGGATGCCAAGAACGGTAAGCGAGACTACCTGTTCGTGAACGAGGCGAACGGTGTGCCCTACGAAGTGTTTTGGCAGCTTGCCATCCGAACCCGAAAGCAGGTGTTCATCGACTACAACCCAAGCGCAAGGTTTTGGGTGCACAACAACATCATCGGAAGGGATGACTGCCGTTTGATACTGAGCGACCACCGAAACAACCGATTTCTGACAGCGCAGGAGCATCAGAAGATTGAGGAGATTGATGATCCCGAACTTTGGAGAGTGTACGCTAGAGGATTGACTGGAAAGATAACTGGGCTTATCTTCACCAACTGGGGTATCGTTGACAAGCTGCCACCAAGGGAGGAGTGGAAGATGGAGTGCAGGGGTATGGACTTCGGATTCACCAACGATCCAACTGCGCTGGAGCACGTTATTCTCGCACACGGAGAGTTATGGGTGGACGAGGAAATCTACCAGCCCGGACTGACGAACGAAGACATCGCAGACCGATGCAAGGAGCAAGGACTGGCGAAACGAGACCTTATCATTGCGGATTCGGCAGAGCCTAAGAGCATTCAGGAGATACACAACCAAGGGCTGTGGATAATAGGCAGCACCAAGGGAGCGGACAGTATCAACAACGGCATCGACATCTTGAAGCGTTTCCGCATCAACATAACCAGACGAAGCCACGGCATCATCGAGAATATGCAGCAATACAAGTGGAAGAAGTCAAGGGATGGAGAGACCACGAACCAGCCTATAGACGCATTCAACCACGGCATAGACGCAATACGATACGTAGCCTTGAAGAAGTTATCCGTAGCAAGCCACGGAACGGCTCTGGCGCACGTATTGAGACAATAACTACGACAAAATTATAAAGCGTATGGATAAGAATACTACATTCAAGTACTGGCTGGCAGTGGCAAGGCACACCAGCTATAAAATCGGCAAGCAGCCACGACCTGCATTTGTCGGAGGGAAACAAGTTCCCGACAATCTCAACCAGCTATCCATCGGGCAGCTTATTGACCTTTCCCAGCTATCAGACAGCGAGGAAAGTCTGTATCAGATAGTAACAACCGTCCTCGGTCTGAGCCACAAGGAAGTGGAGCAGGCTAGGGCGGTCGATGTCGTTATGCTCATAGGCTGGGTAACAGCAGAGGTCGAGCGCATCAACAAGCTCTTCGAGAGCACCGACACAGCGAAGCCAACGAGACTGGAGAAGGAGGCAGGCATCGACACCCTGCGCTTCGGACTGTTCGGTATGCTGGACTGGTACGCAGTGAGGATGGGCATCAGCGACCACGACCAGGTATTGAAGACACCGTGGCTTCGCATCTACAAGTGTATGGAGATGGACAACAAGAGAAGTCTCTACGAGCGGAACCTGCAGAAGTTGCAAGCGGAAGAAATGAAACGTAAATCCAGATAATTATGGCAACAATAAGAGAAACATTAAAGCAGTTGGCAGCAGACACGCTACCAGACTACACCTACCTTTTCGAGGACTGGGACACAGCGGACACCAAGCTGGAGAAGCTGAGCTACCCGGCAATCGTGTGCATCATACCAGCAAGCGGCACGACAGAGATACGCAACGGCAGGGTTTACGACACCGTGAACGTTGCCCTGGCTTATCTAGACACCGTACCGAGGGGAGCGGAAGGAGAAGACAACGGAGAGTGCATCGACCGAATGAAGGTGGCAGGGGCGAGGATGATACGAGCCATCAACCAGTCGCACCAGTTCGAACCGCTGGAGGGGCAGCAGTACTACGAGACCATCATCGAGCGTTTGAGCACGATCGTGTCGGGCGTAATGTACTCCCTGCAACTGACACAGAGCATAGGAGGGTGTGTGGTATGAGCAAGGGAGGAATACAATTCGACCCCAAGGCGGCATCGCTGATAATGAGGGAGGAAGTGGAGAGAGCACGGCAGCTTATCATCAACCACATCAGAATCAACGGACAGAACGCATCGGGGCGCACCATAGCGAGCCTAAAGGTGGAGCAGCCCAGCGAGGATGAAACCATCCTTTGGGGACACAAGCCATTCGGTGTGCTGGAGACTGGACGAAGGGCAGGAAAGATACCATACGGATTCCGTGGCATCATCCGACAGTGGATGAAGGACAAGGGACTGCACGGCACACCTATCCCCTACAAGACCCAGCGACCGCACAAGTACACACCGCAAGAGCGTGGCGATATGAGTATGGCAGGGGCAATCGCCCACACCATCGCCAACAAGGGTTCTAGGCTGCACCGCACTGGCGGCAGGGCTGACGTGTACAGCAACGTTGTGCCCGACACGATGAAACGGCTGGGGCAGCGACTTATTTTCTTAATCCACCAGTCGGTGGGAAGTATCAAACTAAACAAAGAGACGGTATGAGACAGACAGAGAAAAACGGCATCACGATTAAGTATGCGGACGCTGTAGGCTTCGCATTCCTTCCCTGCATCATCAAGGCAAGCGGCTCGGGCGTTGCGAGCATCGAGACAACCATCAGCAGGGAGACCAGGGCGCACACGTACAGCGTGGAAGCGTTTGCAGATAACTGCATTATGGACTACCGGGAATATGTGCAGGCACTCTTCGATGGCATCAGCTTCGGGAACCTTGACTACACCAAGGTGAGCCAGCAGAGCAATCTCGGGGCAGCGTTCAATATTTCCGTGAAGGTCAAGGACAGCGAGGGGAGCGACCTTGCTACATTCAGCTACACGACCTTCTACGTGTGGGGAGCGATGAGGGCAGGCGAGACGTGGAACGGATTCAAGAGGCTCACTTGGTTCACGCATTTCCCATTCTCCTTTGGCTTTTATCTCAATGCGGCTTCCCAGATACTTGTCGGCTACGAGGGAGCACCGAACAAAATGGTTAAGCCGGGCATCGATGGCATCGTGGACATCAACGCCAGCGTTCTGCCAAGCAAGGCGAGGTACTGGAATATCTACGACTATGATGGAAAGATAGAGCAGGGAACGTTCACGGACGTTTTCGACCTTACCTTTGCGATGGAGAGCGGTGGCAAGCAATCTCTCCTTGCAAGGATAGAAAGGAACGACACGGAGGAGGGCATTTATCTTCGTTGGGTTGACCGACACGGCTTTTACCGTTACTGGCTATTCACGCAAGGCGATGAGAGCAGGGCGATAAGCAGCGACACAAGCTTCATTCGCAACAACCTCGGAGGGTATGACGATACGATATTCGGCTTCCTTGGAGTGAACGGAAGACGGCAGGGCTACAGCAGAGAGGACACCATACCGCTTTGCGCACCACTGGTGGACAGCGAGACGTTCGATTTCCTGCAAGACCTAGCCAGCAGTCCGGTCGTGGATATGTACCTCGGGGGCAACAAGTGGCAGAGTGTGACAATCAAGGCAGGAACGTACACCAAGACAACGGCAGAGTTGCAGGATTTCGTCTGCAACCTGGTTATTAACAATACACAGATTCAGCAACTATGACAGACCAACAACTTTACATCGATGGCATCTTGATGGATATGAGCGAGGAAACGGCAATCACGCTTGACATCAAGAGCAACCTTTTCCGTGACATCACGAAAATGACCGCAAACACGACATACACCATCAACCTTCCCAAGACAGCGCACAATATGGCTGTGATGGAGTTTGCAGGGAAACCGAGCACAAGCAGCAAATACCCCTATATTTTCCACACAGCACGTTATTTCCGCAATGGGCTGGAGATTATCCGCAATGGAAGGGCAAGCGTCCTGAGCGTAAAGGAAACCATCGAAATTTCGATTTATTGGGGATTGTTCCAGGCACTGGCAACGCTGCAATCGTCCGATTTGAAACTGAACGAGTTAAATTGCACGAAGTATCTGCGGTTCAACAGAAACAACAGCTCCTACACCTACGAGAAGGCGATTTCCGAGGGAGTTTTCTATGGAAGCTACGACCCTGCAGCGGTCAAGACATCAAGTGAGGATTGGCAGGGCTATGACCGCAACGTTGGAGGGAACAGCAACACGACATATTCACTCGTTGACGGCAAGATAAGAACAGGAACAGAGGTCGGAATATATGTATCTGGCGAGGTGCTGACCGATGGTGCCTATCGGTGCACAATCATACCTTTCGAGGCTGGAATGAGAGCGACCATCAGCACAGTGTTGGGAAAGGGGGACTATCGAACCTGGGCAATACTCGACAGTAACAAGAACATCGTGAGCCTTGCTGCGGATGCAGGAACAACCGAGGCGGAAACCAATCCGACCATACCAGCACCCGACCCGATTTTATCAGAATCTATCGGTGCAGGCATCCTTTGCGCCAGTGGAGACACGAAAACTGCTATGACGACTATCAGCATCCGATTTGCATTGATGGACGAAGCACCAGCAGGGCAGGTGGAATACGGAAGCTACGACCCTGCAACCGGGTTTACGGAAGCCTGGGGAGTGGAAGACATACCAGCAGACAAGGCTGGAACAGAAATCACGGTGAACGTAACCAAGTATAAGCAGGCAGGAAGGCTTATCTACGTGAAGCCATCAAAGGACGGAATGTTCTACTGGATAGCAGGCGAAGGTTCTGAAAGCAACTACTACGTATCGGGCGGAACACAATACAAGACATCGAGATTCGCACCATACAGCGTGAAGTACACCAGCGAGAGTGAGCCAATCGATATAGACCTTCAAGCACCAGCCACGGCAGAGTGGATTGTCATCAACGCAATCAAGGAATACAGCACTGGAACGACCATTCAAGTTAAGAGCGAGACTGAGAGCCGGGCGAGAGCCAGCAGCAGGGAAGTACGGACTTCTTCGAGCGGAGGCGGTTCGTTTGGCGGAGGCGGCTCTTTTGGTTATGCTGACAAGGGAGCAATCCAGCCAAGCGTGACGGTACAATATATCCTAGACCTTATCACGGCGCAGACCGGGGTTGCATTCGGATGGAGCAGCCAGGCGAAAGAAACCATCAAGGGGCTTGCGGTCCCATTGATTACGAGGAAGGCAGATGCACAGACGGTCGTAGGCAGCTTTGAGGGTACTTTCATCGCAACAACGAACCTCGGCATTCTCGAATTCCAGCCAACGAGCCTATCGGAGGTCTTCGATGGACTGGAACTTGCGACCAGATACAGCCAGCTGAAAGTAAAGATTGCCTGCACGATGATTTTCGATGTTCAGATGAACTGGTCGTGGGACGCATCGAATGCACGACCGAATGGGCATATCGGAAACTCTTACGAAGGCTCTACCGAATGGAACGGAGTATATCAGTATGATCCTTGCTACATCGAAATCAAGGTTGTATCAAAGCATACGAGCGACCAGGAGGAAAGCGAGTACACCAAGACATACATCGCAGGCAAGGAGATAGAAAAAGATGATGCTTATTCTAGAACGTACATAACAGACTACGACTCGGACAAGGTAAACGGACGGTTCATACACCTTGCAGCAGGACGAGGGGAGATTCAACTTGAAGAGGGCGACATCGTGACCTTCGAGTTCAAACACTACGGAAAGGGAACCTTGCGAGGGCTGCGTGGGTACAACGGACGCATTTCTGCAAGCATCAGTCAGAGCGATGAAGTTCCCTACGGAGGAAATTTCCCTATCGGCAAGAACCTGCCAGACATCAAGGTAACGGATTTCCTGAAGTGTATCTGCATTCTGACATCAACGTTCCCAAGCCAGCGATTCACCGATGGCAGACTTGCGTTTGCGGACATCGTGAGCCTACGGGAAGCCAAGGCGCAAGCGGTGGACTGGACGAAGAAGCTCATTCCAAGCGAAGCCTGCAACCATCCAAGGCAGACCGATTTCAGCGTAGAGGACTACTGCCAGCATAACATCTACAAGTGGAAGGAAGACGACACCGTCTTTCAGAAGCACGATGCGGATATGGAGATAGACAACAAGACGCTGGAATATACGCAGGACGTTTGCACGCTGCCTTTCGCAGCCACGGACGGAAACCGCATACCGATATACGAGTGGGAGAGTACGCAACGCTACTTTGGTAGAACTACGTTAACAGTACAGACTGCCACCAAGTACAAGGCATGCAAAGACCGAATCGTGAACCTTACAAAAACCGATGCCGGCTATGCGGCATTGGCTTTCAACATCGACCTGCAAGGTATCTTCGACGGCAAGCTGGAAAAGTTGAGAAAGACAGTGGCGAACCCGCACCAGATAACGGAACGTTTCAACCTTTCCGATTTGGAGATACTGAACTTTGATGAAACGAAGCCAGTGTACCTTGCGCAGTACGGAGCGTATTTTGCGGTTCTCGAAATCAAGACCACAAGTAGCGGATACTGCGAGGTTACAATGATAGAGTTGAACAACTAAAAGACAAAAAACTATGGTAAGTGAAGACAAACAGCAGATTCTTGACATCAAGGTCAAGTACGAGGATGCAATCTATGGCATCATCAGATACAAGGAGAAGATAGACCAGCTAAAGCAATCCATCAAGGACTTGAAGCAGCAGGAAAAAGACAAGACCATCACGACCAACGAAATGAAGGTGCAGACGGAAGCCATCAACGCAACCATCAAGGAGTATCAGTACAACGTGCGTGCCCTGCAGAAGGAAATCCAGAACAACGTGCGCACAGAGAACGAGCAGGAGGGCAGCTTGAAACAGCTGCGTGCCCAGCTTTCAAATGCCACCGAGGCTTACGATGAGATGAGCCGTGCCGAGCGTGAGAGTTCCAAGGGTCAGGAGATGCAGGAGCATATTCAAGACTTGATAGAGGAACTGAAAGAGGCTGAGGAGGCTACAGGAAGATTTCAGCGCAGTGTCGGCAGCTATTACGATTCAATGATTAAGGCGGCTGACGACCTACAGAATACCGAGTTTTTCGGTTTTGATGTTGTTGATGATACCGGAATCGGAAAGGTTATGGAAATGGGAAAGTCTGTGGAAGACCTAAGGGTGAAGTTTGGTGCGTTGAAAAAAACGGCTCTATCCTTATTGACCAACCCTTATTTCCTCGCTATGGCAGGTGTGGCTGGTGTCGGAATGGCTTTCAAATGGTTCTATGACTACAACAAGGGATTGATGGAAGCCACACGACTGACGCAGCAGTTCACCGGATTGACTGGAGACGAGATGAAATCTGTTCGCAACGAGGTTCTTGCGGTATCCAATACATTCGGTTTGGAATTCACGGAGACGATGCAGTCTGCTAATACGATGAGCAAGGCTTTCGGCATTTCCGTTTCTGAGAGTTTGAAGATTATGCAGGACGGACTGGTGAGCGGTGCGAACGCCAACGGTGAGTTCCTCGACACGATTAAGGAATACCCGAGATACTTCAAGGAAGCCGGACTGAGTGCTGAGGAAATGGTGGCAATCTCAACGCAAGCGACCAAGGAAGGTATCTTCAGCGACAAGGGTGTTGACACTATCAAGGAAGGAAATCTACGACTTCGAGAAATGACAACCGCTACGGCTGCTGCACTTGACGGAATAGGTATTTCTTCCAAGCAAGTTCAAAAGGACTTGCAGGACGGAAGCAAGACCACATTCCAGGTTATGCAAGAGGTGGCTAATAAGTTGAAGGAACTCCCTCAGTCAAGTGCTGCTGTAGGTAGCGCAATTGCCAACATCTTCGGTGGTCCTGGAGAGGATGCCGGACTTGCGTATATTGAAATGCTCGGTGATATCGAACTCGATATGGACAAAGTAAAGGCAAAGTCCGGGGATATAGCCAAGGCACAAGAAGACGAATTGAACGCAACCAAGGAATTGCAGGACGCAATGGATTCTTTGTTTGATTACACCGGGGGTGGATTTGAGAAGATGAAGGCTCAGCTGAGCACGATTGCGAAGAAATCACTTACAGCAGTTATCAAGGGAGTGATCCAGGCGATAAACTACTTCATCGACTGGTACAACGAGAGCCTTCTTTTGCGAGGGGTTATTCAGACACTTGGAGCTGCTTTTCGTGGAGTTTGGTCTGTAGTTAGAGGCGTGGCAAACCTTATCATCGATGCAATGAAACAAGTCGGCAGAAGCCTAAAGGGTGCGCTCGATATATTGGAGGGTATCGTAACTTTCGACCTTTCCAAGGCACAGCAGGGATTCAAGGAGATATTTGACCTTTCCAAGTTTATCAAGGAAGGATGGAATGATATTAAGCAGACTGGCGCAGACTTTGGAAACGCATTCGCTGACGGATACGAGAACGCAGTGAACGGAAGACTGAACCATCTGAAACTTGCGAACCTAGACGGTGGAGCGACCAGCAGCGAGCCAGCAAACGGAAACAAGGGAACGACACCAGCAGCCAAGGGCAGCACAACCAAGACCAAGGCGCAGAGAGCCAAGGATGAAGCGGAAGCCAAGGCAGAGGCAGAGCGCAGGAAGAAGCAGGAGAAAGAATTGCAGGCACATATTGCGCTTATCCAGTATCAGTACAACGAGAAAGTGATGGACGCAAAGAAGCGATACCTCGCAGGTATGTACGACAACGAGCGAGACTACAGCAACGACCTCGAACAGCTGGAGAAGGATATGGTGGCAAGGAGCATTGACGCATACGTGGCGGCTGGAGAGATAGGAGCGGAAAAGGCGCAGGAAATGCAGGCTAAGCTGCTCGACATTATGATTAAGGCAAAGGCAGACATCAAGAACCAAGCCAAGGAGATTGTGGACGAAATCAACAAGGAGTTCGAGGAAGCAGAGAAGAAGCGCAGGGATGCGGACATTATGAACGGTGGCACTGGAGAGGAAGACGATGCAGCCAAGCTGGAGAGATACAAGGCTTTCCTAGACAGCAAGATACAAGCCTACAAGGACTATGCAGCCGTGCAGAAGCAGCTGCAGAAGGATTTGAGCGATGCAGAAGTCAAGGAGCAAGAGGAAGCGAACAAGAAAAAGGCATCTTTGCAGGAAGAGCAACTGAAAATGATGAGCGATATGATACAGACTATGGGAGACGGTCTGTCCGAGTTCTTCGAGAGCGAGGATAAATCGCTACACTCATTCCTTAAATCGATGCTGACATCAATACTTGACGCTATAGAGATAGCTGTTAACGCATACTTTGCCCAAATCCTCGCCAAGGAGATTGCAAGCAAGTCGTGGGGAGGTGTGGCGAGCGCAGCAGCTTTGATGGCACTTGTCAAGGCAGCGTTTGCAGGCGCAAAAGCACTCGTCAAGGGCTTTTCCACTGGTGGCTACGTCCAAGGCTCTGGCACTGGAACGAGCGACAGCATCCCGGCAAGGCTCTCCAATGGCGAGAGCGTAATGACCGCCAAGGCGACATCTATGTTCAGTCCGATATTATCCGCATTCAACCAGCTTGGAGGTGGCGTGCCTATCGTGGTAAACAACGGCGGCGGCAATATCGGTATGGATATGCTGGCGGCAGCGGTTGCAAGAGGGTATCAGATGGCTCCCCAGCCAGTAGTGAGCGTTGAAGAGATAAACCGCACACAGCGGAGAGTGCAGACGATAGAGAATATCGGCAGGCTCTAACGGTGTTGTTATTTCATCAAAATTTGCGTTCTGAGCGGTTTTTGGTCGAAGGTGGTAAAGTTATACGCCCAAGGCAGTAAAAGCCGCTTAGAGCGCAAATTTTCGGCTTGTTTAGAAAAATTAACTGTTTATGAGGTAAACATATCGAAAATAATCGTATCTTTGCAGCGTTTTAAAACTTAAAAATAACGTTTCAATGGCTAAACTCAGAATATACAACGACATCGACAGCCAAGACAACAAGTTTTGGTATCAATGGTTTGGCGGTGACTGCGTATGCTTTCAAGATATAGATGCTTTTGCGGCAAGCATACCGAAGGATGATGATACCATCGATATGCGTATCTTCTGCAATGGCGGTTCTGTTGTCGAAGGCTGGGCGATTTACGACCGACTGAGACAGAGCGGCAAGAAGATAACCTGCACTATTGAGGGCAAGGCTGCTAGTATGGCAACAATCATTATGCTGGCAGCACCAAAGGAGAGCCGCAAGGCATACGAGAACGCTGCCTTTCTCCTGCACAATCCGTGGATTCCCGGCTGGTGTCTGGGCGACCAGCTGAACGCAAAGGACTTGAAGAACCAGGGCGAGGAAATGCAGATGTGGCAGGACAAGATGGTGGACGCATACGTAGAGCGGTGCGGGTGCGACCGGGAAGAGATTCAAGCCTTGATGGATAAGGACATCTTCATCAGCACCAGCGAGGCTTTGCGCCTAGGTCTTATAAGCAGCACGGTTGCACCAATCAGCGCAAGCGCATCGAAGCGCAATATAGAGCAATTCATTAATTCAAAACAACAAAATCCAAAAGCAATGGAGAAGAAAACAGAAGTTAAGGCTTCTCTCCTTGACAAGATCCTCGCCAAGTTGGGCGTGAAGTCACTGGAGGAAGCAGAGCAGGCGGTGGCAGAGCCACAAGCCAAGGTAGAGCCACAAGCCAAGGTGGAGCCAAAGGCTATGGAACTCAACACAGCGGACGGACAGACACTGACCGTAGAGCGTGAGGAGGGAGACCCGCAGGTTGGCGACAAGGCAAGTCCGGACGGAACGTTTGAAATGCCCGATGGCAAGACAATCGTTGTCGAGGATGGTGTAATCACCGACATTAAGACCGCAGACGACACCGACAATGAGGGTGGTGAAGGCGGTGAGGGCAGCAGCGCATCAAGCACCGACAACGACACCGTAGCCAAGTTGCAGCAGCAGGTAGCAGCACTCAAGCAGCAGTTGAGTGACACCAAGGCACAGCTGGCAAGCGCACAGAAACTTGCGAAGAGCAAGGAGGATATGCGCATCTTGAATGCAGTGAAGATGGCAGGCGGTGCGGAGAAGGTGCTTGCAGGCTTCAGCAGCCACTACCAGCCATCACAACGACAGCCAAGCGGCAAGGGCGCAGGAGAGCAGGTGGACGTTAAGGCGGACGCAAAGACTATCAGCGAGAAGGTCAAGGCTTATCGTTTCAAGAAGCGACCAAGCAAGGACTAAAACGTTGTAAGAAATCAAGTAAAAAAACAAATTAGATATTTATAAATTATGAGTAATACTTTTGATGTAAAGCAGTTCGAGAACTTTGTCCTCGAACCCGAAAATATGAAGACCATCAAGGATGCCGTTCAGGAGACATTCTACAAGGATGAGGACATTGCGGATTTCGTCACCATCACTAAGGTTAAGGACGGAGACCCTATCGCCATCATTGGTGAGATGGAGATGGTCGGCAAGGCTGGCAGCGGTTGCGACCCAACGTATGACGAGAAGGGCATCGCCAACAAATTGGAGCGTTGGAAGCTTGGCGACTGGCAAGTACCAATCAAGATTTGCTATGATTCGCTTAAAGGCTCAATCGCTGAGTACAGCTTGAAGACCGGCACAGACATTGGAGACCTCACCAGCACCGACTTCATGGTAATCTACACCGATGCACTGGAGCGTGCTATGAAGCAGATGGTTTGGCGCCTCGGCTGGTTTGGTGCTGAGGATGCGCAGACCGTTTCCGAGGGCGGCAAGCTGACCGATGGCTTGAAGAAGGAGTACTTTACCACTTGCGATGGTCTCTTCAATAAAATTTTCGCAGCTACAGCCACCAAGAACCGCACCGAGATTGCAGCCAACAAGGAAACCACGATGGCGGAGCAGATTGCGGCAATCCGCAAGCAGGGTGTGGCAACCGACCTTGTAGACAATATGCTTATGAACGTGGACTCACGCATCATTGATGACCAGAACGCTGTGCTTCTTATGACACGCTCGCTGGCTGACGCATTGACTTACGACATCAAGAAGACGTACCACGACATTATGCCTTGGGAGAAGGTCTTCGATGGCTTCCAAACATCGACCTACAACGGCATTAAAATTGCCAGTGTCAGCATTTGGGACAGAATGATTAAGGGCTATGAGAAAGGCGCTACAGCGTACAACCTTCCTCATCGTATGGTCTTCTGTAATCCTAAGCAGCTGATGGTCGGCACACCGCAGGATTCGCTCATTAGTGAGCTGGATGCTTGGTTCGACCACAAGGAGCGTAGAAACTATATCTACTCAACTGGTAAGATTGGCACGGCTCTCCTCGAAGAGAATATGATCCACGCAGCTTACTAATCGCTCCATATCTTCATCAAGTATTAAGTTTCAAATCCTCAACACCCACAAAACGGTGTTGGGGATATAACAATTTTAAAACGAATTAATATGGCAAAAACTTGCGAGAGCCTTATCGCCCAGGACATCATCATCCCTTGCGAAGACCAGGTAACAAAGGGATTGGAGGGCGATGGACTTATCATCAACCGAGACGACATTGACTTTGCCAAGTCCGTTGTCGTGGGTAATATAATTAGCACATTGGTCTTGAAGACTGGCAAGAAAGCATACGCTATCCGGCAGGAAGGCAGCAAGCCATACACTGGAACCAAGACCGAGCTGATCGTTGGCACGTATCGCAACAGCTGGAAGAATACCGTAGCAGTCGTGGTATTGGCAAACACACCTGACGTTTGCGCAAATATCATTGACGGACTGGCGAACGGAAAGTTCGTTATCATCCTGCGCAACCTTTCGAAGGGAGCGGACGGAAAGGCAGAGTACCAGGTATTCGGATATGCGCAGGCACTGAAGGCAAGTGCTGGAGAAAACGACAAGTACTCAGACGACACCGAGGGCGGCTGGCTTATCACGCTGGAAGAGGAGAGCGTACCGAAGGCAGCTTATTTCTTCTTTGATACAGACAGCGAGACAACGGCAGCCAAGTACGCCAGTCTGACAACAGAAGCCGTAGGAGGTTAAGCTATGACCTACGAGGAAGCAACAGCCAAGGTCGGGGAGTTGAAGGAACGGTTTGACAGTCCCTTTGACGCATCCGACAAGGCAGTTATCGAAACTCTATATTTCGAGGTAACACGGAAGCGGTTTATTCCGACAACCTGCCAGCAGTGTTACCACGATGCTTTAATCGAAATTTGTTTAAAACTCAAAAAAGAAAAGGCTATGCCAAAGCAATGTAATTACGTAATGAAGGCAGGCTTCATCATTTCCTGCCCGGATTTCTACAATGGTAAGATTTTCACTAATGAGAACCTGACCGACAAGGTAGCGCACGAATATCTGACGAAGTACCCACACATGGAGAGCTACTTTCAGAAGATACCCAGCGAGGAACTTATCGAGAACAAACAGCCGCCAGCAGGCAGCGACAGCGGTGCAGATGATACCACCGGGAAAGATCCTGCCGAAAAAGCAGGCAGCGACAAGAAAAAAGACCTCGACCAAGCCGAGAAAGCAGGCAAGGAAGAGTGACAAAACAACAAGTAAAACGACACAAGCAAGATGAACGTAAAGACAGTTAAGAAGCCGAAGCGAAGAATTGATATTGGCTACGTCAGCCGATTCAAGATGCAGGCATACGGATATGATAATCTATATCCGCAGAACCTCGCACGCATCACGGAAGCCAGCGGAACGGCAATGCTCTGCCTTACCCGCTACGCCCGATTCATTGAGGGCTACGGCTTCGATAGCGACATTCTAGCAGCGTTGGCGATGAACCAGCAGGGGGATACGGCAGACGATTTGCTTCGGAACGTATCGGGCGACCTCGCTAGGTTTGGAGGCTTCGCCCTTCACGTGAACTACAACGTTCTCGGGCAGGTGTCGAGCGTGAGCCACGTACCATTTGAAAATTGCCGACTGGAAGAGACGGACGACAAGGGGAACGTGGCGCACGTTTTGCTGCACCCCGACTGGGAGCAGAAGAAAACGAGGAACGGAAAGCGGTTGATGGTGAACGAGAAGACCATCGAGCGCATCAACACCTTCAATCCCGACCCAGACATCGTTCTTGAACAGATTGAGAACGCTGGCGGTATCGACAGCTACAATGGGCAGATTCTGTGGCAGAGCCTAGACGGAAAGTTTATCTATCCGACAGCCTGCTACGATTCTGCCATCACTGAGATTTCAACCGATGAGGGACTGGGCAACGTCAAGATGAGAAACGTCCGCAACAACTTCCTCGTATCGTGTATGCTCGTAACCAAGAAGGGCGTGCCTAAGTTCAACGAGAAAGGCGAAGAGGTGGAGAGCGGACAGATGATTTCCGATGAAGACCTTTTGCAGTTCCAAGGGGACGAGAACACAGCGAAGATTCTTGCGGTCGAGGTTGAAAACGAGGAAGACGAACCGAAGGTTGTGGCTTTCCCAACGAAGAACTTCGACAAGGAGTTTTCCGTGACCGATAGCAGCGTTATCGAGCGCATCTACGCACAGTTCCACCAAGAACTCTTCTACTCCATCCGTATTGGCAAGCTTGGATTCAGCGGACAAGTGATGCAGGATGCCTATGAGTACTATGCAGGCGAAGTGACGACCGAGCAGCGTTTCATCGAGCGAGCCTTCAAGAAGATTTTCGAGAACTGGCACGATCCAGGCATTCAGAACATAGACCCCAAACTACAGCCGTTGAAGTATATCAGCAGCGAGGCGGGAAACAACACCATCAAAAACGAATGACCATGCCAAAGATTGAACGTAAACCATTATTGACGGTCGAGCAGTTCAAGCAACTTGCAAGACCGACCAGCGCACACCTTGATGAGGATGAGGTGGAGAAGCTTATCCGAGAATGCGAGGATGCCTTTATCTTGCCAGCCATCGGCTGGGCGAACTTCAAGGCATCAATCGGACTATGCCCTTGGGACAACACCTTCGACGATTCTTTTATTCCCGATTTATTCTTGGACGGAGGCGAGTGGGACACAAAGGAGAGAGACGAGGACGGAAACGAATTCAAGAAGCTTCGGTATTGTAACGGTGTACGCAAGGCGGTCGCTTATTTCACGTATGCGAAGTTATTGCGAGCCGATGGAACAATTATAAGCCGTGCTGGCGGTATGCGTCACAGAGACGAATATTCCGACCATGTGCAGGACATAACCAACAACAAGCAATACAACGACATTATGGGATTGGCAGAAGGGTATTTATCCGACTGCCTATATTATCTTAAGTATCACGCAAAGAGCAAGCAGATAAGCCAGGTTAGAGGTAGTCGGGCGCATGTGCATGCGATAGGAGACTAGAGCGTATGGCAGACACAGTAATCAAGACAATTTCCCAAATGCGGGAGGTGGCTCAAAAGGTCAAGAATGAGACGGAGGTCGGTTGCAATACCGCAGACCGTGTCGGAGGGCTTTTCGAGGACATTGTAAACCATATCGGGCATCACGAAGACAGCCTTTTAGTCCTCGGAGAGAAAGAATACAATTCCATCAACAAGGACGAAAGCAAGATTTATTTTGTTTACGAGGAGGAATAGGTATGATTCGGGCATTTGGACACGACATAGCGATAATACAAGCCAAGGGCAAGGTTATCGCGGCGGTCTATCGAGGAGCGAGGCTTGTTTGGCAAGCGGTCCGTTCTTGCTTCGGGAGCGGGCACTGGATAGACTCTAAACCATGGATTGATAGCGAAGCATGGAAAAATAATTAAAAGTAATAACAATGGCAAAAGTTTATGATAAACCGATAAACCTTTCCACCAACTGGGGAGGGGATTCCAGCACTGGAAACTTGCCGGTGTCGGGACGGCGAGTACAAGAACTCATCAAGAACACATTCGCTAAGAAGGGCGGCTTCTTCCAAGTTAAGGATAGCAAGTTTTTGCAGGTTTTTGCCAGCGAGGAAGACGCTAAGAACTACAACAAAGACAGCGAGAAATACGCCGACTTGGTCCTCTCGCAGATTCAACTTCCGAACACTGGAGCAACGCAAGCGACAATGAAAAATACGATTCTCGCCACGCCTAGCGAATATACGACCCCTGGGAGTGCCGAGATTTTTAAGTTTAGGTACTTATCCTATTACGACAACGAGCAAGACCTTTCTCAGATGAGCGGTTCTTGTACGGTTTACGTTGCGGGTTTGCAGCGTGAGCGCATTTCCCTGCGTTCGGGCAGCACCTATACGATTGATGTAACGAAGTACATAGGCGATGATGTTACGGAAATCAGATTCACTATAGACAACGGGGAGGGAAGCAGCAGAAGCTACGTTTACGAAGTCACAACCGTAAACCTTTTTGTTTCTTCAAGCTTCGATAGCGTGACCGCATACGAGGGTGCAATCCCATTTGTGTACACACCAATCGGCAATATCAAGAAGGTCGTCCATATTCTCTTGGACGGCGAGGAGATACACACAGAGGAGACGGAAGTCAACAACCGCCAGCAGTCCTTTGAGATTCCAGCGCAAGCGCACGGAGCGCATAGCCTGGAAGTTTATCTGTCCGCATCCGTGCAGGGGTCGGAACTGGAGAGTAACCACCTTAACTTTGCGCTCGTTTGTATCGAACGAGGAAACGAAACCCCAATCATCGCTAGCACCATGGAACATATCTACATGAAGCAGTACGAGACGGTTTCCATTCCTTTTGTGGTCTATGATCCATTGAACAACCCAGCAGACATTACCTTGAAGATTAACGGCTCAACCGTGGCAACCCGAAAGGTTGACCGCACCCAGCAATCGTGGGTATACAAGGCGATGAGTCAAGGCGGTGCCGCTATGACGATAACTTGCAGAAGCGTAAGCAAGACTTTCCCATTGACTGTTGACAAGTCTTCCATTACATCAGAGGCAGAAACCCGGAACCTCGAGTTGTTCCTAACCTCGCAGGGCAGGAGCAACCAAGACACCAACAAGGAGATATGGAAGTACAATGACATCGAAGTTTCTTTCAATGGTATGAACTATCAGACCAACGGCTGGGTCGAGGACTCGGACGGCAACATTGCAATGCGCTTAAGCGGCGGTGCAACAATGAGCATACCTTTGCATTTGTTCGCCAAGGACATCAGACAAACTGGAAAAACAATCGAGATTGAGTTTGCCGTAAGACAGATAACCGACTTTACAAGCATAATCCTATCATGCATGCAGGGCGGCATCGGCTTGCAACTGACCCCTAACACGATTTCCATTACATCGGAGCAATCAGCACTGGAGACCAAGTACAAGGAAGATGAGCGTGTCCGCATCTCTTTCGTTATCGAGAAGCGAGCCAATAACCGATTGATGCAGATTTACATCAACGGCATCAAGTCCCAGTCCTTGCAGTACCCGAACAACGATGGATTCACGCAGTCGGCACCTGTAGGAATAACCGTTGATTCTTCGACAGCCACGATCGACATCTACAATATCAGAAGCTATTCCAACAACCTCAACGCCCAGCAGCTTCTGGACAACTATATTGCGGATATGGACGACATAGAGAAGAAACTGACTATCTTCAACCGCAACCAAGTTTATGATACATACGGCAATTTGAGCTATTCCAAGTTGCTGGAGCAGATTCCGTGTCTCATTATCACTGGTGAGCTTTCCCAGTACAAGGGCGACAAGAAGACCGTAGCTATCGAGTATGTGGACAAGAACAATCCAGCGAATAGTTTCACCGCAGACGGCGTGGAGCTGAACGTGCAGGGTACTTCTTCTCAGTACTACCCACGCAAAAACTACAAGGGCAAGTTCAAGAACGGCTTCAATATGACCGCCAGCGGCAAGCACGAGGATAACTTTGCGCTTGATAAAGATGCAGTTTTGCCAGCGAACGCCTTCTGCTGGAAAGCGGACTTCGCAGAAAGCAGTGGCACACACAACACTGGACTCGCTAATTATATCGGCTGGATGCTCAAGGAGGCTGGCATACAGACAGAGCCACAGAAAAAGAACTCGCTCATCCGTACGACCGTATATGGAGAGCCATGTTTGATTTTCCACAGAAGCAAGGCAGGTGATACACCTCTGTTCATCGGCAAGTACAATTTCAACACTGACAAGAGTGCAGAGAACACATTCGGCTTTGCGGAGGGGGACGAATCGTGGGAGTTTCTGAACAACACCAGCGACCGCTCGAACTTCCTTTCAGCCGATTTCAGCGGTGACGGATGGAAGAACGATTTCGAAGGTCGTTATCCTGACGGCAACGAAGACATCTCAAAGATGAAGGAAGTGTTTGTATGGGTAGTTTCTTGCAAGGGTAACGTTGACAAGTTCAAGGCAGAACTGGAACAATATTTCGACAAGAAGACAATTCTCTTCTATGACCTCATTACTTTGGTTTTCGGAATGGTTGACCAGCGAGCGAAGAACCAGTTCTTGACATATTACACTGGTGGCAAGTGGCTTTTCATTTTCTATGATAACGATACCGTCTTCGGCATCAACAACGAGGGCGTAATCAAATTTAGCTACAACATCGAGATACACGATGTTATCGGCAACTTGAACGCTTACAATGGATCGAACTCCTTGCTTTGGGAGCTCGTTGAAAGCGCATTCGCCGATGACATCAAGAGCCTTTATCAGACCTTGCGACAGAAGAACATTCTGACCTATGACAAGGTTATCGAGTATTGCAACACAAGACAGAGCGACAAGTGGTGCGAGGCGGTTTACAACGAAGACGGTTATTTCAAGTACGAGTCTCCTTTGATTGACGGATATACAGATTATTCCAGCGGTACGGCTCAGACCGTGAAGACTGGAGCGTTCTTGTATGCCCTTCAAGGTAGCCGTGACGCTCATCGCCGCTGGTGGCTTTACAACCGATTCAAGTATATGGATTCTAAGTTCCAGGCAGGCTCTTCGTTGTCAGACTACATTACTTTCCGAACATACACACCGAGTGTATGGGTAGGTGTCGAGCCAAAGGCAGACATCACCATCGGTGCGTTCTCGGCAATGTATGGAACTATTCGCTGGGGTAGCGTGACCAAGAGTGAGAGAATGCGAGAGGGAGAAGTGAAGACTATCACTGCACCTGCTGGCATCAAGTTCAACGACACCGAGACCATTATCTACAATGCTTCTATGATAAAGAGCATTGGCGACTTGTCGGCTCTATACATTGGCACGGTTGATGTATCGAAGGCAACCAATATAACAGAACTTATTATCGGCTCATCGGTGAGCGGCTACCAAAACAAGAACTTCAACGTTTTGTCCCTGGGTAACAACTCGAAGCTGAGAAAGCTGGATATTCAGAACTGCCCGAACTACACCACAAGCATTGACGTGAACGGCTGTGAGAACATCGAGGAGATTTATGCGAGAGGCACTGGCGCAACAGCTGTGAACCTTGCTGAGGGCGGCGTTCTCAGAGTTTTGCAGCTTCCAGCCACCATTACCAACTTGACATTAAAGAACCAGCAGAAGCTGGGGCTCGGTTTAACCATGGAGTCGTGGGCGAACCTTTCAACACTAGTTGTCGAAAACTGCCCAAATGTTGACTTCTTAAGTATCGCAGACAGTGTTCTTTCCTCAAAGAATGCATTAAAGTACGCTAGATGCACCAATATTGATGCAACTAAGGCGGATTTCAATATCCTGAATAAACTTTCAAGAATCAAAGGAATTGGCGACAGCGGCGAATATACGGAAACTGCATATTTGAGCGGAAAATATGTTGTGCTTAAGGCTATCAAGGAAGACATCGAGAGAATGAAGAGTCTTTATCCTTATTTGTCAATTTCAGCAAGAACAACGCTGGAAACCATATTTGTTACATTCGAAGTGACAAGTCAGTATGGAGTAATAAAAGGAGCGACCGTGGAAATCAATAGCTCGATATACGACCTTTCCTCGGGAACGGCAAAAGTGCCATTAGCCAAAGGAGAACGCTACGATTACGTTATACGATATAGTGGCGGCGAAGATACTGGAGACATCACACCTTCTTCGGACACGACCATATCAAAGTCGTATGAAATCGAATTTGACATAATGACAATGAAGCCAGAGCCTAACGGAAAGATGCAAGTTTTGTTGGCTGGTAACTCTGTGTCTATTAGCATTTATAGTGATGGTTCTTCTGTCAATATAGATTGGGGAGATGGAAGTACAAGCAATGAAGGCTCGCATACTTATACAGATGGTAATGCTTTTCATAATGTATCTTTGGATTCCGTCAAAGAAAAAAATACAAACGTATATTTTTCAGAAGGAAGTGTTGTGGCCTTTTGGACGGTTGGAAATACAATGGTAGGTCCAAAAGATTTAAAGAAACAAACAGCATTGGAATATGTAAGTGAAGACGTATGTTTCAATTCACGAAGTTTATCAGGCTTCTTTTATCAGTGTAGAAAGCTAAAGGAAATACCAAAATCCGTTTTTATCTCAAATGGGAATTCTAATAATCTCAGTGAGTATAACGGAAAAGGTATTTTTCAAGGCTGCAGTTCGCTCAAGTCTATTCCTGCTGGATTGTTTGATAATCTTAAAAATGTACAAATGGCCATCTCTGCTTTTGAAGACTGTTCAACCATAGAGAGCGTTCCACGTGGATTGTTCGACAAGATGGAAAAACTATTGATGATTGATATAAGTGATTACTACTATAGTAATTATTATGGAATTTTCACGAGGTGCAGTTCGTTAAAAGAAGTTCCATTTGACATCTTCGACAAAAATCCTATAAGTAACTTTGACGGAACATTCGCAGATACTAAATTGACTGTAGGTTTACTACCAGTCAGCTTAAAGAGACCAGGTGCAAGCCATAATTATGTTTACGATGGATGCCCGATAGAAAAAATCATAGGAAGAACAGAGACACCAGCAACAATAGATTCACACTGCATTCCTTCTAATGTATTGAAGATTTACGTCCCAGATTCAGCGATAGAGACATATAAGACAGCAACGAACTGGAGTAAATTTGCAGACAAGATTGTTGGATGGAGCGAGTTGACGGAAGAAGAGAGACAGAAATATGGTTTAAACTCATTGTAACAAGGTATGAAGATAGACAAGAACAACGACAAGCACATCATCGCTGATGATGGCAAGACGTTCGAGCGCATCGCAGATGGCACGAACTATGGCAAGGAGATTTATCTAGGGTATTCGTATTTCATTGGTGGGGAGAAGTTGGACGTTCCCCACCTTGACACGCCCGAGGACTTCCGAGAGGTTGACGAGCCAAAGGAAGATGAACAAAAAGAGAACAGAGATGAATGACAAGGAGAAAGAACTATGGCGAGTTATAGACAACGTAATCAAGTGTTGTGCTATTGAACTTCAGAACGGAGAGTTGAGCATTACGAGAGAAGACGTTCTCGGCAAGTCGAGAGCAGAAAACCTCGTAATGACAAGATGTATGGTCGTTGAGCAGATGATACACGCAGGATTCAGCATAACGACCATTGCGACCGTATTAAACCGCACCGTTCCAGCAGTGAGACATCTTTGCAAGATGGCTTACACTTATCTCGGCACGTCTCGAGTTTATCGACTTGCCACGGCACAAGCGACCTTGCTAAACAAGGACGTTGAGCCGATTTGTGTTTAATCAAGAAACAAAAAGAAAGTAACCAAAAGCGTTCTTTGACAATAATTCGATAAATACCCCTGCACTAACTTTTTGGAGCGAGCCAAAAATCAGAGTATCTTTGCAGCGGATTCCAGTATTTGGCTTCCGTAACGTAATTAACTCAAAATTATATGGCAGACACAATCGAGAAAGTTTATTGCACTGGGGACGGTGGCAATGACAACCTGGCGGCAGCTTTGCTCGCTAGAGGTAGAGACAACGATCCAGCAACGATGCTGGCAGCAATGAACGGTGGTATGGGCAACTGGATGAATAACCCGTTTGCCTATATGATGATGATGGCTTGGATGCGAGACTGGAATAACCGTGGCGGCAATTTGCAGGACACGGAATTGCAGAATCAGATTGCGAGCCTTCGCACACAGATGCAGGACGGCAATAATACGGCTCTCCTGATGGACGCAGTGAAGGGCAACAATGTTGCTCTTGGTCAGCTGGCGCAGAATCTTAACTGCGATATGAACCAGCTGCAGAATGCAGTCTGTGGCGTGCAGGCAGCAATCCAAGATGTAGGCGGCAAGGTTGGTTTCAGCGCAGAGCGAGTAATCAACGCAGCGAACCTCGGAAACCTCAACATCATCCAGCAGTTGAAGGACTGTTGCTGCACCACACAGCAGAACATCAATCGTATGGGCTACGAGAACCAGCTGGGGCAGAAGGACATCATCAACGCAATGCAGCAGGGGTTCTGCTACACCAATACTGGGCTGGAGCGAGGTTTCAGTAACCTCGGCAACCTCATCCAGACGGTCGTTTGCGACTTGAAGAACTCGGGCAAGGACAACACCCAGCGCATCGTTGATGTTCTCAACAACCACTGGCAGCAGGACTTGCAGATTCAGCTCGAGGACAGCAAGCGCAGAGAACAGACTGGTGTCATTATCCAGCAGCTGAAGACCACCACGACCACCACTGGAGCGTAGGAGGTCTAAACAAAATCTATCAAGGGGCAACTCGCTGTTTTATCAGTGAGACCCCTTTTTGTCTATTTATCGAATTATCTAAAAAGAGCGCATTATGGAATTTAAGAATATACAAAGAAATCACCCGGTCTATCTGCTAGATAAGCAGACGGTGGAAGTTAAGGAAGGCAAGGTCGTAGACAACCAGCCGCACATCAACACTGGCATCGCAACCATTTCCAGCAACGGACAGCCAATGCGAGACGTAACAATCGAGGTGGAGGGAAAGCAGACCATCTACACTATACCAGAACACCTGGGAGTAACCTTTGCAGGCGAAATCGTACTGGCAACCGACAAGGCAGACCTTTTGCCCGAAGTTGGGAAATTGGTAAATGAAGCCGATGAGATAATCAAGGCATACGAGCCAAGCAAGGAGCGGAAAGCCAAGGGCGAAGAACTTCTTGCAGCTTTGAACCCGGCAATCAAGGAGAAGCAGGAAACCGAAAAGCGTTTCAAGGCACTTGAGGGCGATATAAGCGGCATTCGTGGCATGGTTAAGCAATTACTCGACAAACTAGGATAGGAGGGCGCACAATGAAGAAAATCATCGTTTTGCGCCATTCTTGCGATAGCGAGGAAGAGCGACACCAGCACCAAGAGAGCGGCATCATCCACAGCTTGCCATACGAGAAGGCAGCAAAGGCTTTGATGGGAGCCAGCGGATATGCGGCATACGTTGCCAAGCACGGCTACCACTTCACGAAGCAGCTAGCTATCAAGGCGAGCGAGCAGATGAAGAACGTAGATGGAACGAGCCACCGATGGACTGTTGACGAAATCCGGCTGGCGACAAACAACGAGATAATCTCCAAGGGCACGACCATCGGGGATATTCTCTATTTGGCAAATATGGCTTATGCGGACTTCTATCCTAAGGTAATCAAGACCGAGAGCGACTGCGTACAGTATGCTATTGCCGTAGCCAGTGATCCAGACGGATACGAGGGTATGGCATTCTGCAGGTGGACGGCAGACATCATCGGGAAGGGTGTGACCATTGACTGGGAAAAATTGGAATAACCAAAAAAATAAATTGATATGAGCGAAGTATTTCACGATTTTCAGGTGCACCACCTATATCTGTGCGCCCTAGTAATTTTTATCTGTTTCGCTACGATTCTGATAGCGATGACAATTGACTTGATAGCAGGCATACAGAAGGCGAAGGAACTGCATATTGCAAGAACGTCAACTGGACTAAAGAAGACGTGCGACAAGGCGAAGAAGTATTTTCCGACATTCGGTATAGCTTCGCTTATGGACGTTGCTACGTGTATTATCTCTCCCTTCCCTATTTTCTCCATCGCCTGGACGGTGTATCTGCTTATGTGCGAGTTCAAGAGCATCCGGGAGAAGGCATACGAGAAGGCAGAGATACGCAAGCAAGACCGCACGATGCAGGTGATCCTCGAAAATAAGGATGAAATTGCGAAGGCGGTTGTCGAGATAATGAAGGAAGAGCGGAAGAAAGGAGGAGATAATGAGAATAACTAGGGCGCAACTGGTAAAGATAATGCCGAATGCAGGCAGCAAGGCAGACACCTATCTTCCAATCATCAACGGATGGGCAGAGCATTTCCGCATCAATACTCCTTTGCGAATGGCGCACTACCTCGCACAGATAGCTCACGAATCGGGCGAGCTGAGATACACCAAGGAGCTTGCAAGCGGCAGAGCCTACGAGGGCAGGAAAGACCTCGGCAACACCCAGCAGGGCGATGGCGTGAAGTACAAGGGCAGAGGATTGATACAGATTACCGGGCGAGCCAACTACCAGAAGTATGCAAATTATTGCGGTTTCGATGTCGTTGGCACACCCGAACTTTTGGAACGACCATTCGGTGCAACGAAATCCTCGATGTGGGTATTCGACACCTTCGGCTGCAATGAGTTGGCAGACCAAGACAACTTGAAGGCTATCCGAAGGAAGATAAACGGAGGGTACAAGGGGCTGGCAGAATGCGAAAAGTATTTAAAGCGAGCCAAGGAAGCTCTGGAAATTAAGGTGCTTACACAATAAACACATCAATCTAACGTTTATAGAGTATGGAAAATTCAAGAAAAGGGCGAAATTTGCGTTCTGTGGCGTTATTTCTCGCCGTGCTTATAATTACCCCACTTTTGATTTTGGGCTGTTCCTGCGCAAAAACAGCCGCAAATAACACAGTTTATCGCGATAGCGCACACACCAGTGTAAGACGTGACAGCGTGAGCCAGCGACAGATCCACTGGCAGGACACCCGGCAGCACGACAGCGTATTCAAGCAGGACAGCGTGCTTGTGTACATCAAGGGCGACACCGTAATCAAGGAGCGGTGGCATAACCTTACGACCACCAGGTGGAAGACAACGACCAAGACGGACACCATCGTTGGGGACACCTACGTTTTCGTGACCGACACCGTGAAAGTCAAGCATTACGTGAACCGATACAAGACCAAGGAAGTAGAGAAGCCAGCGAGCACTTGGCACAAGGTAAGGCTATTCATTGGCGATTGCGTGATTCTGTTTCTGTTCCTTCTTGCGGTAAACTGGATAAAGGAGCGCATCAAGAAGAGGGTTCAATAGGTTCAATCATAATATCATTTTTTAGAAGGGCAGGAAGCGCAGGAGAGCGTTTTCCTGCCCATTTTTGTGCGAAGAACACTTTTCATTGAGAGAAAAGGGGTAGGGGATATGAGAGTTAGATTATATATTCATTCAAACTAAGGCGTGCAGGTTATTATTATATAGAGTGTTGAAAACTAAGGCAACCGATTGATAGCCATTGATGTACGGAAGAAAAATGTGCCGAAATCGACCAAAAACAGCAGTGTTTACGCCATAAACAGCTAATAAAAGTTAAAATACTAATATCTTTCGGGAAAAGTTTTGGTGGAACGGAAAAATATTAATATCTTTGCATCGTGTTTAGGAGATAAGCACATTAAATATTCAGTAACTTAAGCCCTAGGCAACACGGTTAAGCCAAAGAAAATGAAAAAGTCAAATTCAAACGTTTTAGATTTCACAACAAAGTTCATCAACTCAAACTTCCGCATCAAGGTATTCGGACGCACAGAGGATGGCAAGAAGATAAACACTCTCGTAGGTGTAAGCGGTATCTTGAAGCTCATCGGAGCTGAACTTTTCAACAAGTTCATCAAGCGAGCATTGAAGGCAGGTCTTGACGCTTGCCGCTGCGCACTCAGAAGAGGATTGGTTGTAACATTGTATGCTAAGTAATCAAGGGAGGACAGAGATATGAGCGACTGGAAAGTATGGAGAGTTATCGGGTGCTACGGACGTTATACCGTAGCACTCGTAAAACCCGAAATCAACGGAAGAGACAATGTTGTTGAGCTCTCAAACAAGTGGTTCGGATTTTCAGAGATAAAAGAAGCCGATAAACTTGCAGCCCAACTTAACGAGCGAGACGGATTAAAAGAACTTTATGATTAAAGATAGGAGACAAGACAATGGCAAGAGCAAAATATTATATCAAAAAACAGGTTGAAGGCGAGGAAATCGAGGAGTTGGCAGACTTTACACGCAAGGACAAGGCAGAGCGATTCTTGAACGGCTTGTTTAAGGAATATAGAAAAACCGAAAATTTTTATCCACACTGGGTACGTCAAGGTTATTTCAAGTCTGAATTTGCAGGCTTCGGTATGAATTGCACAACAGAGTATTGGATTGAAAAGTATTAACCAGCAGGGCGCAAGCCCTGCACAATATATCAAGATATGAAACAATACATTTTGAATGCTAAAAACAGCCTTGGGGAAGTTGACAGCCACATCGAAGACTACAGAACAGAGGAGAGAATGGAGCAGAGGTTCTCTCGTATCAAGGAAGTCTTTAGAAGCAGTCCGCAAACGGAAGTGCTGGAAGAAGGCGACCGATACTTCAAGGTTAAGACTGGTAGAGTGGTATTCGAGTATTACATCACTGAACGAGAAATTTAAAATTGGCAAGATATGAAAGAAATTAAAACAATACCAGCGCAAGCGTTGGTTGAAGTCAAGACAGAGTTCGGCAAGTATTGCCTTTGGGAAATTAAGGGGTTAAAAGAAGGCGTGATCCTAGAGGGAAGATACAATCCGGTAAACAAGGCTTTCGATTTCTCCTTCAACGGTCAAGAAGCTATGTTGTGGATTGGTCAGAACGGAAGGCTTGTAAGCCTTGGAGAAGGACAGAGGCATAAGTATATGATGCTTGGTCGTATGCTATCCGATTGCGAGTACTTCCTTCGCAACCCATACGAGCGGCACCTCTATTTCCCGAGCATCGCCAGACATTGCAAGGAAATGCGCCAGTACTGGCTGGAGTTGAACATCAAGCCGGAGTGGTTATCTTATAAGCAGATTGGCAGGCTTGAGCACAAGATGAACCGAATGAAAACGAAGTTAGATAGGCAATTTAAAAAAGACAGATATGGAGAATAAAAGAAACATCAAGAGAACGAAGAAGGGCGCAGGCGCAACGGTCAAGCTAGTTGGCATACAGATAGACAACGACCTGCTGCCTTTCCTCAACGCATTACCCAACAAGTCACGATTCATCAATGATTTGTTGAGAAAGAAATTTTTCGGAAAATAATTTGGTGGTTTCAAAGGAAAATCGTACCTTTGCATCACTGAATGTTTAAAGTGGTTCCCACTTATTACCCCAGCGGCTCGACTTTTTTCACCGCTGGGGTATTTTTGTACTCTTTCTTTCGATTTGCCCCGAAATTTGCGTTCTGAGCCGTTTACGTAATAAACACGTAAAACTATCCCCGAAAACAATTTGAGCCGTTTCTGCGCCAAATTCGCAAGAAATAAGGGCTATTTCTTGTTGTATAGCACGTAATCAATAACCATGCGGTTTGCTTCATCTACTCTCGATAGGTCTGCATTGATGTAGGTATCAGTTACCCGGACACCAAACGAGTGACCCAGCGCAAGCGACACAACGTCCTTTGGTATTCCAAGGTTGAAGGCGATGGAAGCCCACGTATGGCGAGCGTAGTACGTAGTAAGCCCAGGGCGAACCTTTGCGAGTTTCTTATTAATCATTACCGTTGCAGAATCAACGTTCTTGAAATGTTCCGAGAAGCGAAGCAGCTTCTTTTCCCCTTTGTACTTCTCGATGATTCGGAGAGCTTCGGGATGAAGAAGGATGGAGTAATGCCTACCAGTCTTCGCCCGGTCGTATTCCAGTCTTCCACGGACGACATTCTCCTTTGTCAAGGCGAACAAGTCACGCACGTTGATACCAATGAGCAGGAACATCAGCAGGAACATATCGACCAGCTCATCACCACCAGCTTCGAAGATAGAGCGGATTTCCTCAACAGACAAGTCTCGCTTTTTTGTTGTCTCAATTCGGAGGCTATATCTGCGGAAAGGGTAGTTTCTTGTTTGCTCATTATCTATCGCCAAGTTGAAGACAGCAGCATCACAAACGCACCCACTGGAGGGATGATGCCTATTATCAACCTGCTGGCTTTCCATAGCCAGCTTTTACCGAGA